AAAACTCTAGTATTAATATATTATCAGATGTTGACACATCAACAAATGCTCCTTTAGCTCAAATGGATTTAGTATGGAACAGTACAAGTGCTAAATTTGTACCAGGCGCAGGAGATTCCATTAAAACGGCCGCATTGATAGACGTAACAGCTCCAGGTTCATCTGCATATCTATTTAACTCACACTATTCAGGAAACAATCCTACTTTATATTTTAAACCAGGACACACTTACGCTTTTAAATTAGATGTTAGTGGCCATCCTTTTCATTTACAAACAGTTGTAGGTGCATATAGTTCAGGCAATGCTTACTCAACAGGATTAACACATATAGCATTAACGGGTGCAGTAACAACTGGCGCTGCTGCTTTACTTAAAACTTCAGGTACTTTATATTACGAAGTTCCTTCTAATTTAAGCACAACAATATATTATGTATGTCAAAACCATTCAGCAATGAATGGTAAAATAATTATAGGAAATATAACAGAAACGGCCACAGGAGATGGTTCAACTACGACAATAACAATCAATAGTGGTAGAAACGTAAATGATTTATTGGTTTTTGTTAACGGTTTATGTCTAAGACCAACAACAGATTATACTATATCAGGAACAACATTGACTTTCGCAACAGCACCAGCAGGTTCGGCAGCTATTATAGTAAGGTACTTATAAAAATGTCGTATAAATATAACAAAAGAAACTAAAAACTATGCCAGCAATTATAACAAATAAATTTAGAATAAACAACGCTGAACAATTTAGCGAGTCATTTTCAGAAGCATCACCAGAAACTTATTACCTAGGTATTGGTAGACCTCAAGTGTGGGCTACACAAACAAGAGGCGATTTAAGAACAGATAATCAAGGCACAGATTCAGCAGCGATAACTCCTTCAGATAGTCCACAAGAAGAATTTTATACTTTTAATGATTTATTAGCTATTAAAAAAATAGCAACTTCGGATATTGCTTTTGTAATACCACGAAGAAACTGGACTACAAATACAGTTTACGATTATTACAGACACGATTACGGCACAAGAATTACAGGAACAACTAATACACAAACTGCTTATAGTACAGCTACTACTTTATTTGATGCAAGTTTTTACGTAGTTACTTCAGTAAGAAATGTTTATAAGTGTTTAGATAATAATAATAATGCTCAATCAACAATTGAACCAACAGGTACTTCAACAGCCGTATTAACTACAGGAGATGGTTATAAGTGGAAGTATATGTACACTTTATCTTCTACACAACAAGCTAATTTTTTATCTACAGATTACATGGCAGTAGAAACAAATTCTACAGTATCATCTGCTGCTGTTAACGGTTCTATAAATGTTGTAAAAATTAAATCCACAGGAACAGGTGGAACAAACGGAACATTTACAAATATACCTATAAGAGGAGATGGCACAAGCGGAACAGTAACAGTAGTTGTAGCATCAGGTATTATATCATCAGTAACAGTAACAAATGCAGGTACAAATTACACTTTTGGTTACATAAGAAATGCGGATATTGTTACAGCAGGATCAACAAATTTAATAAATTCAGAATTAGATGTTATTATATCACCAAAAGGTGGACATGGATTTGATGCCGTATCAGAACTAGGTGGTTTCTTTGTAATGTTAAATATAAGTTTAGAAGGAACAGAATCAGCAAGCACAGGAGATTTTACAGCAGAAAACGATTTTAGAAAAATAGTTTTAATAAGAAATCCTTTTTCAGGCGGTACTTTAGCCACAGCAAATACTTTGAGAGGTACAAAAGCAATTAGAATTGCAGCTTCTCCTACACCAGGAACTTTTTTAACTGATGAAACAATAACTCAAACATCAACTGGAGCTACAGGTAAAGTTGTTGAATGGGATTCAGCAAACAGAATTTTACATTACATACAAACAAGATTTAATAATGAAGGTTTAGATTCTAATGGTAATTTAACGGCTTTTAGTGGTACAAATATAATTACAGGATCAACTTCAGCCGCTACAGCTACTCCTAGTGCAGTAGCAAGTGAAACAGCGGATCAAATTACATTTACAAATGGTTATAGAGGTGCAGAAGTAGATATACATAAAGGTGATGTTTTATATATTGAAAATAGAGCGCCAATAACAAGGGCCGCAGATCAGACGGAAAATATTAAATTAGTAATTGAGTTTTAAGGAGAAAAATGCCAAGTCCAACAGACTTTAATCTCTCGCCTCACTTTGATGATTTTAATGAAGATAAAAAATTTCATAGAATACTTTATAGACCAGGCGTTGCTGTTCAAGCAAGAGAATTAACTCAATCTCAAACAATATTACAAAATCAAGTTGAAAGATTTGGAGACCATGTTTTTGAAAAAAATGCAATGGTTATTCCAGGTGAAATAACTTTTGATATAAACTATTATGCTGTTAAATTAACAAGCTTTTCAGGAACAACAACTTTAGCGAATTTAAAAAATACTATTTTTACTGGCGTTACTTCAGGTGTAAGAGCAGATTGTGTTAATTCTGTAATCACTGATGGTGTAGACCCAAATACAATTTATGTAAAATACTTAGACTCAGGAACTTCTAAGACTTCAACAGCATTTACAGTAGGTGAAACTATTTCAGGTACAGCAACTATAAATGGAGTAGCAACAGCAGTTTCAGCAGTTGTATCAGGAGTTGCAACAGGTTCAGCGGCATCTATAGCAGAAGGAGTTTATTATATTAATGGATTTTTTGTTCAAGTAACTTCTCAAACTTTAATATTAGACAAGTACACGAATACGCCAAGTTATAGAGTAGGTGTTGAAATAGTAGAAAGTATTATTACTTCAAATGATGATACATCTTTAAACGATAATGCAAATGGCTCGTCAAACATAAATGCACCAGGCGCAAACAGATTCAAAATAAATTTAGTTCTTAGTAAGAGATTAATAGCTTCAAATGCGGATAGTAATTTTGTTGAATTGTTAAGATTAAAAAATGGTATAAGACAAAATCAAGTTCGTTCTACAAATTATTCAATACTAGAAGATACACTAGCAAGAAGAACGTTTGATGAATCAGGAGATTACTCCGTAAAAGATTTCGATTTAGATGTTAGAGAACATTTAATAAGTGGTAACAATAGAGGTATTTACAGTTCAGGTAATGGTGGAGTTGAATCAAAACTAGCTGTAGGATTATCTCCAGGAAAAGCTTACGTAAGAGGTTTTGAAATAGAAACTATAGGTACTACTTTTTTAGATGTAAACAAAGCAAGAGATTTTGAAACTCAAAATGCATTTAATACTAGATTTGATGTAGAAAATTTTATCAATGTAACAAACGTATTTGGTTCTCCCGATATTTCTTTTGTTTCAGGAGAAACAGAAGCATTTAAAAATGTAAATTTATATAACGGACTTACTGTTGTAAGAGGAAGTGAAAGAGTATCTTCTGGCGTATCTGTTCCTAAAATTGGTAGAGCTAAAACACGAGGCTTTCAATATGTTACAGGACCAGCTTCTGCAAATATATTTTCAAGTTCAGCATTAACAAGTGCAATATATCGACATTATCTATTTGATATAGAAATGTTTACACATATAGATACTTTAACAGGCGTTGTTTTTACTAACGGAGAAAAAGTTACAGGTTCAGTTTCTGGAGCTACAGGTTTAGTACAACAAGAAACATCAGTAAAAATTTCTTCAGTATCTAGTATTTCAGTTGCCAGTCCAGGAGAAGTTTCTCTTTCATCACATTCACTTAAAGAAGGTATGCAAATAACTTTAACAGGAGGAGTTTATTCTGTTGATTCTTCGGCTGTATCAACACCTACTGTTTATACAGTTAAAAATCCTACAACAAACACATTTCAATTATATGATGCATCAGGAGTAAATCCAGTAACCGTAACAAGTTATGTTTCTGCACCAACATTATCACATGGACTTGTAGTATTAGATGATGTTAAAGGAAATTTTATTGCAGGAGAAACACTTACAGGATCTACATCAGGATTAACAGCTGTTATACAACAAGATAGATATGGATATAAAGGCAGTGAGTCTTTCGATTTATCTTCTGTAAAACAAATTGGTATGGCAGGATCTCCTACATTTACAGCTGATGCAGCTTTAGATAGCACATATGGCGATAATTATCCAGTATTTGGAAATTTATCAGTTGCAAATAACGGTTCAACTGTTACAGGATTTGGTACATTATTTAATACAGAATTAAGAATTGGTGATAAAATTGAATTTACAACAGATGCAGGTGTTGTTATAGAAAGAACGATTGAATCTATAACATCTAATAATATTTTAGAATTATCATCTCCTGTTGGGGCTTCTGATGTTTCTACAAAAACAGTAGCAACAAGAAAAAGAGCAAAAATACAAGGGTCTAATAAAAATATTTCAATATTTAAATTACCATACAGTAATATTAAAACTTTAAAAACAACTTCAAACGCAGGTTTGACTGATACTAGTTTTAAAGTAAGAAGGCAATATGTAGTAACGTTATCTTCAGGTTCGGCATCAATTACAGCAGGCACAAATGAAACTTTTAATTCTTTAGATGAAGGAGATTATACTGTTTCTGTTATGTCAGCCGCAGGCACTTCAGTAGTAGGTAACGTATTAAGTTTATCAGGTGCTGGTGTATTTACATTAGGTGGTTCTCCTACAGGCAAAACACTTACATTAAATTTTGGAGCTCCTTATTCAAGTACAAAGATAAAAATTTTAGCAACAGTAAATAGAACAAGTGCTGGATCAAAAACAAAAACATTAAATTTAGCTTCATCCGTTGCTATTTCTTCTCAGACAATAATACAATCTGGAGCAATAGGATTAGCAAAAGCAGATGTGTTTAAATTAAATGCAGTTTATATGTCAGCAAATTTTGCCACACCTGCAACAACTAGCGATACAAATATTACGTCAAGATTTGATTTAGATACAGGTCAAAGAGATAATTTTTACGATATAGGTAGTATTAAATTAAAAACTGGAGCTATTCAACCAATAGGCCAATTATTAATTAATTTTGATTATTTTTCTCATGGTGCAGGAGACTATTTTGATGTTGATTCTTATTCAGGCACTATAACTTATACAAATATTCCTTCATACACTTCTGATACTTCAGGTACACTTTTTGATTTAAGAGATTGTTTAGATTTTAGACCAAGAGTAGATGATACTTCTACTATTATAGGTTCTACAAATCATAAATTTTATAGTGGCACTGGTGCTTCAACTGTAGATCCAATAAAATTTAATTCTGATGTTTTAACGGATTTTGAATTTTACTTATCACGAATTGATAAAATATTTTTAGATAAAAATGGTAGTTTTAAAGTAGTAGAAGGAGCAAGCGCTTATCTTCCTAACGTGCCAAAAAATATTGATAATGCTATGCATCTTTATACTTTATTTTTAAATCCTTATACTATAGATGTAAAAGATTTGAAAATAAAACAAATAGATAATAAACGATATACTATGAGAGATATTGGCCGTTTAGAAAAAAGAATTGAGAACGTAGAATATTACACTCAATTGTCTTTACTAGAAACTCAAGCTCAATCTTTACAAATACAAGACGCAGAAGGATTTGATAGGTTTAAAAATGGATTTATCGTAGATAACTTTACAGGACACGGCATTGGTGATACTGGAAATGTTGACTATAAAGTTTCTATGGATATGTCAGGTGGTTTTGTAAGACCAATGTTTAATTCTGAATCAATACAATTAATTGAAGCAGATGACGATGGCACAACTATTATTCAATCAGATAGAACGGCAGCAAACTATCAAAAAACTGGAGATTTAATTACTTTACCATATTCAGAAGTGAGTATGATAGAACAATCATATGCAAGTAAATATGTAAATGTAAATCCTTTTAATATTTTTACATGGGCTGGTTCAGTTACACTTAATCCTCCAGGCGATGAATGGAAAGAAACAAATAGAGTTCCCGATTTATTAATAAATCAATCAGGTTCTTTTGATACAATGGTAGCTGGTTTAGGAAATCCTAACTTAGACAGTGTAGAAATAGACACTGTATGGAATGAATGGCAAGATTTTTGGCAAGGTACTCCGGTAGAAACTGTAGAACGAGGTGGTACTAGAGATGCAGGAGGAGGTGGAAGGAGACCTTGGGTAGCTGATGTTACAACAACTTCAACTCAAGCCGTTTCTCAAACAAGAACAGGTATTAGATCCGCTTTAGTTCCTCAAGTTGTAAGAACTTCTTTAGGTGATAGAGTATTAAATATAGCATTTATACCTTTCATAAGAAGTAGAACAATTACTTTTACTGCTACAAGAATGAAACCGAATACAAGAGTATATGCTTATTTTGATAACGTTGCTATTACTTCATATATTACTCCTACAGGTGGTTCTTTAGGTGGAAATATAGTTACAGATGCAAACGGTGCCGTAACAGGAACATTCGCTATACCTGATCCAACTAATGATAATAACCCTAGATGGAGAACAGGCCAAAGAGTATTCAGATTAACTAGTTCAGTTACAAATTCAACAACAGATGTTGAAACTTCTGCTGAAGCAGATTACATTGCTAGAGGCTCTTTAGAAACTGTACAAAATACAATTGTATCAACTAGAGAAGCCCAATTAGTAAGACAAACTGTAAACGATACTAGAAATATTACAAGAGCATCAACAAGAACAACAACTGAAGTCGTGGGTTGGATTGACCCTATTGCTCAAACATTTTTAGTAGATGATGATGGCGGAGTTTTTGCAACTTCTGTTGATATATTCTTTCAATCTAAAGATGCTAATATTCCAGTTACATTACAAATAAGAGAAGTTGTAAATGGATATCCTTCAAGAACGATATTACCATTTAGTGAAGTTGTACTAAATCCAAGCTCTGTAAGTATAAGTGCTGACTCTACTGTAGCTACAAAATTTACTTTTCCATCTCCAGTTTATCTACAAGAAAAAACGGAATATTGCTTATGTTTATTATCAAATTGCGATAATTATAATGCTTGGGTGGCTAGAGTCGGAGATACACAAGTTGGTTCTGATAGAACAATATCTGCCAATCCTTATGCAGGAGTTTTCTTCAAATCTCAAAATGGTTCAACTTGGACTGCTGAACAAAATGAAGATTTAAAATTTAGAATAAGAAGAGCTGAATTCGAAAACGTAACTGGTGTTGTTACTTTAGTTAATGACGAATTACCTTTAAAAACTTTACCATTAAATTCTTTAAGAACTACAAGTGGTTCAGGAGTTATAAGAGTGTTCCATAAAAATCATGGTATGCATGGTGCAAATAATAATGTTACTATTTCAGGTGTGCCTGCTGGAACATATAATGGAATATTACATACACAAATAAACGGAACTTACACATTTATTTCAAATATAACTTTAGACAGTTACGATATTACAACTGCTGGAACGGCTACATCTACAGGAGATGTTGGAGGTTCAGCTATTAGAGCAACGGAAAATAGATTATTTGACGTAGCTTGTACTAACCTTGGAGTTTTAACGGTAGCTGGTACTTCAATATTTTATGATTTAAGAGCAACTACAGGAAAATCTATACATGGTACAGAATCAGAATTTAGTTTACAAAGTGCAAATAAAGCAATTAATATAATTGCTTCTGATAATATATATTTTACAGAACCAAAAATGGTTGCAAGTTCTATAAATCAAACAAATGAAATGTCAGGTTCTAAATCTTTGTTTATAAATTTAACTTTAAATACTACAAATACAAAAGTATCTCCTGTATTAGATACTTCAAGAATCAGTATGGTTGCAATTCAAAATAGATTAAACGATCCAACAGTTGGAAATACACCTAATTTTATAAGTGATATAGCAAATACTGGTACATCAACAGCTGCTGTTTATTGTACTAAAACAACAACACTAGAAAATTCTTCTAGTGCATTGGATATAAGATTAACAGCAAACGTGCCAGCAACTTCAAAAATTAGAGTTTTTTACCGTGTATCAAGTTCAGCAGAAGTAAGGAACATAAACGAATTATCTTGGATTCCTTTTAATTCAGAAGGACAAGAAGATATTACTGTTACTCCTCCTGAAAGTACAAATGTATTTAAAGAATACAAATATTCAGCTAATAATTTATTAGAATTTTCAGCATTTCAATTAAAAGTAGTTTTAAAAGGAACTATTTCTTCTTATCCTCCAATTATAAGGGATTTAAGAGGAATAGCATTAGCGGTATAGTATGAAATTAAAAGTAATGGGACATGAAGATTTAATTAGAGATGTAAAATCAAATGCTATTGTTAATACAAACAAAAATGAATATCAATTATATATGAATAGAATTAAATCACGTGAACAACAAGGCGATCAAATAAGAAGTACAATAAAAGAAATAAATATTCTAAAACAAGAATTATTTGAAATAAAAGAATTATTAAAAGAGGTAATTAAAAAATAAACAATGGCTTTTACAATATTCAATACATCAGATACACTAGAACAATTAAGAGTTAAATTAAATAATTTAACACAAGTTGATTTTGGTGATCCTTCTATATTATCTACAGCCGGTATATCTGCTACATCTATATGTGGAGCTATGGTTGAGTTGGGTACTGCTGTTTATTCTTCCGTTGGTTTTGGTATTGAAGATTCTACTTCATCATTTCAAATTATTGCTCCTGGCGAAAAATTAAAAGTTTTTGGTGCATCAAATCAAATTAATGCCGTTGTATCAGCGGTTGATACTTTAACTGTAAGTTTAACTAATAGTGTTACGATTACAAATAATTTAACGGCCAATGGAACTTTACATAGATTAGGAACTATTGAATTTAGTGGCAGCACAATAAGATCAGTAGATTCTACTATATTAAATATAAACGATTCATTAAACGTTGTAGGTACAATAACATCTCCTAGTGTAGATACTACTACTTTAAATTTATTAACAAACGGTACAATTGTATTTGAAGGTTCATCTAATGATGCTTTTGAAACAATAATAACGGTGGCAAATCCAACAGTTGATAGAATAATAACAATACCTAATATTACAGGTACTTTAATTACTTCAGGTGATACTTCAACTGTTACAGAAACTATGATAGGAACTAATCAAGTAACAAACACAAAAATAGTAAATGCTGCTATTACTGCAACAAAATTAAATAGTACTGTAACATTACAAATTCTTAATTCAGCTGGAACAGCGGTAAAAACTTTGTATGGAGCTGGTGCTTAATAACAGACTAGGATGTTGATATGGCAGTTAGAGTACCTTTATACAATTTATCTGGCGACTTAAAACAAATGAGCTCTGCTCAGATTAATGCTATAATTGACCAAATAATATATCAATATTCTTTAAATCCATCCGTTTTATTATCCGTAGTAGGTTCAGCAGGCAGTTTAGGTAATATAAGCGATACAAGATTGCAGGCAGGTGCAGCTTCAACAAGCACAACTGGTTTTGTTCCTGAAGCTACCACAGACGAACCAACAACTGTTACCGTAAATTTTAGTAGAGTAAACGAAACACGTACAACAGGTATCGTGCCTACAAGTGACGATTTTAAAACATGGCCTGTTTATTTAACATCTCAAAATCACGTGCAAGCTATGAATATACAAGATGTGTTAGATACTTTTATCTATCCAGCAATAACTTTGTTGACGGATGATTTAGTAACATATCAACAAGCAGGAACATTTTTTGTTTCAACTTTAACCTCGGAGGCCGGTGCAACATTAGTATCTGCAACACCTATATTTACAGACACAAGAGCAAATACTTCTTTATATTCTGCCGCTGAAATTCCAGAAGCCTTAGACCAACCAATTACTATAAATAGTTATTATTTACATAGAATTAATGGTGTAAATAATGCTTATGATGTTCCATTGTTTATTACAAGTGATAATAATTTAAGAGAATACAATAGTGCAACGTTTGCAAGTTTGTTACAAGATTGGATTAGATACACAGCTGTTCAAAATACAGCAGGTTATAGTTTATCTTATAATATAAATGGTTCAGGTAATTCGAGAGGAACAGGTATGGCTAATACAATATTAAGTGGAGTAGGTAATTTTGCAACTTTACAAGTTGGTGCTGATGACTATAGGTCACAAGAATTTCCTGATGGAGCAGTTACAACAGCAAGTACATATTTTTTAAAGGTATTACAAGCATAATTAATTATGAATATAACTAAAGAGAATTTAATAACTGCCAGGTTTATAGATAGTGATAGAAAACTTATAGAATGTTTGTTAAAAAGTAATGAACAAACAATATCTCATATTTTAGAATTTAACATTAGTGGTTCTGAATATAAACATTTATTAACTTTGGTTACCCTTGAACAAATACACGCAAATACAGATTTGCACCTTGAAACACAAAAGAAAGCATTTAATAGTAT